GTCAAAAGGTGGAGGCTATTACTACTGGAGATGTTAAATCTTTAATAGCTCTCGAGATGGAGGGTCAGAAAGGTTGGTTTCAAAAGACAATCGATGGCATTTATGATATCCTAACCTTAACATCGATAGCTACAGTACTATATTTCGTATTTCACTTTTGGTACGCCAAGAAACTCAATAAACAAAAACCAACTCCATCATGAATGACACTCCTTTAGTAGTTGGCTGGACTGGCACTCTCGCAACTGTGTCACTCGGTCAATGGAATCAAATAATAGCAATAGCCTGCGGTATAGCGACGACTGCCTACATGTGCGTCCGTCTGTACCAAACACTTAAAAATAAAGGAGATAAGAACGATGGCTGAATTTAAACACTGTGGCACATGCCCACCATTCCTTAAGAAAAAATGCACTAAAGAAGGCCGTTGTATGATGGCTGACAAAGACGGTAAAGGTAAAAAAGGCGACAAAAAACCTGTTAAAAAGGGAACTTACGGATAATTTCCCAACCGGTTACTTTTTTGTAACACACCGTATATCTTCGCAGTTATGGAAACAGCAACTGCGGAGGTTGAATCCCCGCAAACAGAATCAGAGTTTAGCATTGAGAACGCGTCAACTGACGATCTTCGCAATGCTTTGGGAATAACGCCGACTGCCGAAGTCAATCAAGAGGTTCAACCCGAAGAAGCTCAGCCTGAGGGGCAAATCCCAGAGCCAGAAGCAGAAGTAGGCGAACCGCAGGCCGAAAGTCAGGAGCCGCAGGAAGAAGCTGCAGCGCCAGAGACAGAGGATGAGGAGGAAAAACTTGGTAAGCGTAGGATTCGTCCTCGCAACGAGTTAGACCAACAAGTCATCGATCTCTATCGCTCAGAAGGATTCCAGGGTTCATTTGCTGACGCCTCAAGAATTATCTACGGTCAGGAGCAACAGCCCGCTCAACAAAATTTACAACCTAATCAGGAAGTCGAGGCGTCCGAGCCCGATCCTTTCCAAGGTATAGATAAACAGGCTGACGATGTCAGGGCTGCCATTCTAGAGCTTGAAGGAAAAGTTGAGAAAGCTGCTGAAGATCTTGAAACGACCGAAGCCTTACGCCTTCAGCGTGAGATCATGAAACAAGAACTTCAGTTGCAAAACTTAACTCTCCGTAAAGAGCAAATGCAGCGAGAACAGGAGCAGCAAGTTTATCAAACCCATCGCAGTAAAGCGATGGAAAGTAGGGACAGAGTCTACGCTCGTTATCCCGATCTGCAAAACAAGGACAATGTCCTTCGCAAGCAGTTCGATGATTATGTGGCACAGGCTCAGACTGACCCCGATTACGCCGTAATCTTTGAATCACCTAAGTGGCCAGAAATATTGGCTAACGAGTTCGTAGTGATGAATAGTCCGCAGCAGCAGGCTCCTGCACCGGAAGCACCAGCTCCCGCTCCGCAGGCTCCAGCTCCGCAGACTCCTCACATGGGAACTCAAGCTAAGGTTTTGACTACAGGGACTACGGCACAACCTGTAAACACTCCGGTTACCCGTGAAGGTTTGCTCCAACAAGTTCCAAATATGAGTAATGATGATTTATATGCATTGCTCGGAAGCCCAGGAGGAGCAACACCGCTCAGGTAATTGGAGATCAATAATAATCTCATAATTACTTAATTAAAATGGCTGAAAAATCTATACCAGCAAATCCAAATCCAATTGCAGCAGCTCAGGCCGCAGGCAATGTGGATCTCGTAAACAACACAACTTCATACCAAGGTCTTCTTGACGGTCCTAATTCCGATTTGAGATCACGCCTCTGGTCCGAGCTCGTAACTCGTGACGCCAGGGAAAAAAACGTGTTCGCAAAGTTCATCGGGGGAGAAGGAAGCGGTAGTCCAATCGTTGAAAAGCGTGACTTAAGCGCTGGAGGTTCCGACAAGGTAACTTTCACAACTGTTGCTCCTATCCGTGGACAAGGTGTTCGTGGGGAAGAAATCCTCAAGAACAGCACTGATACTCTCGACTTCGGAACTTTCTCTGTTGAGATCGATCTCGTTCGTCATGCTGTATCCTGGACGCAAGTTCTTAAGCTTATGCGCTTCACCGGCAAAACCATCGATCAGCTTTCTGCTGAGGTTATGTCCGAGTGGATGTCCCGCACTGAGCAGGATCAGATCCAGTACGCTCTTCGTCAGATCTGCGTAAACAACACTAAAAACGGTGTTGGATCTAACTTCATCCAAGGTTACGGAACAGGTTCCGGCGGAGCTCTTAAATATGTTGACGGTCTTTCAACCGACATCATCCAAGAAGCTAAGCAAGCTCTTATCGCTAACGGTGCTGAGCCAATGAACACTGGCGGAGACATCAACCAAGAAATTCCTGGTTACCTTCTCTTCGCTCCTGACGCTTGCTTGCGTCCATTGCGTTCTGACCCCGACTACTTGGAAGCTATCACTCAAGCTGACGAGCGTAGCGGAAACAACAAACTCTATTCCGGAAGCTATGCAAAGTGGGATAACAATGTTATCGCTAACCACAATGTAATCATTGACACTGCTCGCGGTCGTCAAGGATCTCCATTGCTCCCAACATTCTATGCTTACAGCGACATCGCTAACGCAGAAGCTGGAATCGGTGGAACTGACGGTGACTACGCTGCTAACTTCCGTGGTGTAAATCTTCGCATACCTGGCGGAGGAGGAGTTGCTCTTGGTAATAATGACCAAAACGGTCCATTCTATATCTTGGGTATCGACACCAATGGAGAAGTTGCTCTGTATTCTTACTCAGCTTCTGATATCTCCGCTGACTTCGGAACAGTTACTCTTAGCCGTGTATCTGGCGACGGAGGATTAACCGGCAACACTAAAAGCGGAAACGCTTTCTCTGCTGGTGCACTGTTCGTACAAGCCAATGAGCTCGGAACACCTATCGGATACGCATTATCCATGGGTAAAGATGCTCTTTACATGGCTAAAGGTAAAATCTACGGAGAGCAGATCTTCCATTACGACGACTTCGCTAACTCAGGCAATGAGGCTCACCTCTCTGCTGTTGGTGTTCAGTCAGTATACGGTATGGCTGCTCGTCATGACACCCGTGGACGCGTTCCTGGTGTACAACTCATCGAGGTTGTTCGTCAGGTTCCAGGGTTGTCGTTGACACAAGCTTAATGCTTTTCCCATCCACCTAAACACTCGGCCTCTCCTCGGCATCCGCTGGGGAGAGGCTTTTTATATACAATGAAAATAATAATATTAGGAAAAAGAGATCAAATGGGTACCAACCCAGCAATTCGTGTAAAAGGCATGTCTCAGGTAAGATATAATTTTCTCTGGGATAAAGAAATCCGACATTACGCATACGAACCTGAGAGCCAGAAAGAAGTAGATGATATCTTTCGCACTCAGGGTAAATTGTACAAAACTCTGTTTTTCTCCGTCTGGCTTGAACCTGAGACCAAAGAAGAAGAGCCAAAGGTCAAAAGCCGTAAGTCAAAGGGTAAAAGTCAACCGGTAGCAGAAGAGCTGGCGGTTTCCTAATATTATCGGATGGTCAGTATTTCTTTTTTAGCTCTAAAGGATCAGCTTGCATCGATGCTCGGGGCTGACGAATCAGCAGATCTACCTCCTGTTGATTTAAACCGTATAGAAATATGCCTAAATCAGGCGTACCGGGAGTGTTATAATCCCATAGACGGTAAGCGTCCTATGTGGGCTCAGAGAAAGTTCACACTCGATTTTGAGGAAAAACAAGTAGGTGTAAGCCTTCCTAAAGAAGTAACATCTGTTGATAAAATTCCCGTATTAATAGGGGAGGGTCCGCTGTCTCCAATGACCGGACCAGAAGCTGAAATCCGTGCAAGATCTATATTTTCCTGGGATTTTAGAGCACCCAGCGGAAGAGGTTTAAACTTCCCACAATATAAAGAGAATGAACCTGAAGTAGGAAGACCGATCTGGTACTATATCGATAATCGCGATCAGGATTCGGATGAGGATGTAATCCCCAGATTTTATCTGTACCCAGTACCTGAAAAGGCATACTCAGTTGAGCTATATGCTAATGTAGTCCCCACTCCTTTGAGTAATGATACGGATACACCTCGCATGCCGGCTGAGCTTGTATGGGATATTATGTACCCAATCGCTCAGGGTAAATTGCTATCAGATCCTAGGTACAACGGTGACAACAAAGAATTTATTGCCCGTATGGCAGAGGAAGCCCGCAGAAGGCTTCGCACATTAGTTACTCCTCAAAAACATAAAGGGTCTT